CGAGACAACAACATCCCGAACATCCTCAAGCAAATCAGGCTCAAGACCGCCATCAATCCGGCCCTGCAAGCCAGGAACAGACGACCGCACCAAACGCTCAGCACGGCCAATCCAAGTGGTCACGGACGCGGTATTAGAAGGAGCACCCTCACCAATCCAGGCGTCAAGTACATCCTGTGCAACAGCCCAAGCCATGACCGCTCCTAACTAGTTCTTACGGGCACGACGCGCACGAGGCGCGGGCTTCTCAACAGGCTTCTCCGAAGGCGCCTGTTCCTGCTCGACTGATTCCTCAGCCCAGCCCGCGGCACGGTAGCGATCCTCAAGGTTTCCCTCAAGAGTCACCACCGTGCCCGCGGTCGGGTGAATCAAACGAGCCAAATTAGACAGCGTCTACGTACTTGACGAAGCTGTCCACGTCGTTGATGAGGACGCCGAACTCGGCCTCAGCACGGATCGCAACCAGGTTGTGCTCCCACAGCGAGGTCAGGGTGCCGCCGATGGTCACGGCGGTCTGAGTGGAAACGTCGTAGCTGATGCCGCCAACGGAACCCCACACGAGCTGCGACCAGTCGCCACCGTAACCAACGATGCCGGCCTCAGTGCTGATGCCATCGCCCAGGAACGCCGGGCGACCGATCAGACGGCCCGGAGTGATAACCGAAGTGGTATCGGCGAGCGGGGTGTCGATGAACAGCGGGCGACCCGTGGTGTCAACGGAACCAAGGAAGGTCGGCTCAACAACGGAATCGAAGGCGAAGCCGGTCAGCTTCTTCTTGTCGTCAGCGAGGAGCTTCAGGCCGGCAACGATGTCGCCGTAGGTGCCGCCGGCAGCGGCAGCCGTGGTGCCCAGTTCGACAGACTTGGTGGTCTGGTCGATGTAGGCGCCGAACGGGGTGGACGTGCCGTGAAGGACAGCAGCGTCGAACGCTTCAGCGAACGCAACAGCGATCTCGTCCTTCAGGATTTCCATGTAGTTGCCCGGGTTAGCACGCACAACTTCAGCGGACACCACGGAAATGGCGGCGATCTTGTGCGGCTTGAACGACTTCAGGCCAAGGCTGGTCTCAGTCGTCGGCTTCAGGCCGGTTTCAGCAACCCACGAAGCCGTGGCCTTGCCGGTAGAGAACGTGATCTCCTGACCGTTGATGCCCAAGGGCACCTTACGGGCAAGCTGCATCACGGAAGAGTTGTACTTCGCCTTGCGGAAGTAGTCCTCAGCCGCATCGGGCTTGAGGAATCCAGCGAAATCGCCGGTAACAGTCGAATTGGCCTGAGCCATGAGATTCTCCTAAGAGTTAGTTGATTTTCAGCGCGTTACGGAGGGCGTCTTCCAACCCGTCACCGTTCAACGCCAACGCCTGCGGCCTGCGGCCCTCGGCGGGAACGTAAGGGCCCGTTTCCGGCTCAGCCGGGACACCCTTGAATGCAATGAGCTTCTCCGCGTAGGCCTGCAGGTCTTCAGCAGAAGACGAAGCGGGTCCATCCAGCAGGTCTGCCGGGACGCCAGCAGCGCCAGCGACCTCAGCCTTAGTAGCCTTAGCCTCCAACTCAGCAGCACGCCGCTCAGCAGCCTCAAGCCGCTCATTAGCCTTCTGCTCAGCCGTCTTATTGGCTTCCTCAAGCTCCGCAAGCCGGGCAGCAGCAGCCTTGTTCTCCTTGGCACGCTCCTCCCACTTACGCGCCTGCGCCTTCCAGTCGGTCTCCTGTGCAGGAGCCTCAGCGGGGGCGGTCTCAGTCGTGGCCTCAGCCGTCGATTCACTCATCGCGTATTTCCTCTCCCATGCGGGAACGTCCCCAAAGCCGTGCGGCCCATTAGGGGAATGAAATGGTCAAGCACCCGAAACCGGGCACTAAAAAACCACCCGAAGGTGGCTGGTCTATTTGATTCCGTACTCCTGGCGGAGCGCGGCGGCGGTTTCTTTAGCCGTCATCCCCGGATCATGGACAGCGGCGTACTTTTCGTACAACGCATCCGGGTCGTAACCCTCGGGGACATCAGCCTCAGACCGCATAGGCACCACAGCGCAATCGCACTTGGTGTGAAACTTGTTCATGCCATAGCCGGCAGCCTGCTTCGACGAGTAAACGGCGCCGCGGGAAGCGGTCATCAGACAAAACGCGCACGTAGTCGTTCCAGACGGCACGCGGGCGAACCCAGTCCGCACCGGATCCCGGAACGTACTGTTAACCACCGTGTTCCGCGCCGGCTGCAACACCAGGCGTTGCGTAGCGTCAGTGATGAGGGTCAAAGCGGCCAACGGATCAGGGTTAGAGCTGAAGATCGGACCCAAAGCCCACCGCGACACCGACTGCGCCTGCTCAACATCCACAGGCTCATCCATGACGGCCCTGAAGCGCGCCGCAGAAGGGGCAACATCGCGTAGCTCGTCGTAATAGTCAGCCGCTAGGAGTGCCGCGGTAGACCCGTACGTCTGCACGAGGTCCGGGTAGAACTCCTCCAACATGATCCGCGCAAACGCCGCATCCGTCGTATCCAACGACCGCCAAAAGTCCGCCAAATCCCGCTGAGCCAGCGTCACCAGCGCCGCAGTATTAGTACGGAACGCATCAACCTGAGCAAGCGTCGCCATCAGGCAACCTCGGGCGCGGTCTCCACAGGCGCAGGAGCCGCAGGAGCAGAGCTAGTGGCCTGCCGTGCGGCGTCCACCAACTGAGCCAACCTATCGCCAGCCTGAGCCCGCCTACGGTCAGCAACAATCCGCTGAATCGTCACATCGTCATAGCCGAGAGCCTCGAGCGTAACCTCAGAATCAGCCGGCAGGATCCCATGCTTCACCTGCTCAACAACAGCCTGAGAAGCAGCCGCCTTCGTGCCCGTCGAAGCGTCACGGAACTTAGCCCGCATCCGCTTCAAATCATCAGGCACAGAATCAAGATTGTCCCGAACCATCACAGCGAACTGACCCGCCGAAACGTAGCCCGCACCAAAAGTCGTATGGCAGCGCTCCGCATCCTGAACCAAGTCAAGGTAAGCGGTCTGCATAGCAGCGTCGGAAGCCGGGTTCTCATGAATGATGCCGAGAGAGTTGACCGGGATGTTAGCCTCACCAGCGAAGTTCGCCGCGATCTGCCTAAGCATGTCCGTGTGCGGCTGCATCGTCATCTGCGGGAACTGCATCGCAGACGGCGGCGGAGTGCCATCCTCGTTCGGGCCAAACACCAAAGCCTTAGAAATCGCAGTCTCAAACCCGGTCTTCACCGAACCATCAGCAGCCTGGAAAGCCTCAGCAACCACGTTAAAGTAAGCCCTTTGCGGGGATGAGTAAAACTCAGCCGACAGCTCGGTGCGCAACATCGTCCGCACAGCCTGATCCGTCAACGACATCACCGTACGACTAATCTTCGACTTACCAAACGGGCGATCAAGATCCGGCTTATACGGCAACAGAGCCACAGGAACCCGCCGCAAACGATGCCTAACAGGCGCGTCAGAAACCCAGCCACGCTGCGTCTTACGCGCCGTCACAACCCGATCAGGCAGGTACAACACAAACTCCGAAACCTGACCATCAGCACGCCCAGTCACAGACAGTGCAGAAGCCAGCATCCGACGCCGCGAATCCCACAACCCAGTCATATCCAGAGCCGACCGCGGAGTGATCAGAACCTCGGGCTCGCCCGACGCAACATCGCCCCGCGTCACCGGCAGAAACGAACACGCATACTTGAACGCCGCCGTATGAGCCTGCGAAGACTCAACCTCAATCGAGTTATCCGCAAAAACCTCATCCAAACCAAACGGCCCAGACGACTCACCCGCAACAACCAGACCCTCAAAATTCACGCGCCGATCAAGGATGTCAACAGCCTTAGCCGGCCACCCCATCACAGTCTCAAGAGCATCAAACTGAGGCGGCACAGCAATACCAAGCTGCTGCACAATCTGCTTCGCGTCATAATACTTACGCCGCAAAACATTCCGCCGCTGCTTACCCTCAAGCTGCTCCAACAAGGTATTAACCGCGTCGTTCTCGCCCTCAGACAGCCCAGGAACAGTGATACTCACAGAACCAACACCTTCCCCTGACCACCATCCGCAGAACGGGCCTTAGCAAATTTCACAACCCCAAAGTGCGCGCACGTAGCGGCCATCAACGGGGTCAGGTCAACTTCAAGCGACTTACGCGACCACTTCCAGCCGCCCGCGTCGCCCAAGCTATGTTTTTTGGCACCAGCCAACGAGATGTTGAGTTGGTGCTGATCGAAGTGAGTAACCGACGCATCCTTTGTCGCCGCGTCATAGAAGCCGCCGCAAGCCTGCAACAGTTCATTTCCAGATAGAGCGAACACCTTAACGCCGCGCTTCTTCAGCACAGGCTCAAGTGACCGGGCGGGGCTGTAAGCGTCCATCACCACGGGGATCCGCCGGCCAGCACGCTTCACGACCCACTCAACAAGCGCCTCGGTGTTATCCGCAGCGCCCTCAAGGTCAACAAGCTCCACATGCACGCCAGCCTCAGCACGAAGCCCCACGGAAACCGAAGCGGTCGTCCGTTCAGGGTTCATGTCGATGCCGAAAGCAGAAACCGGGACATCAGGAACCGTCATCACGGCCCGATCAGCCCACGTAGACGACGGAATAACCGAAAGCTGCTCATCAGACGACCACATACCCAGTCGTTCCCTAGCGAATGTCTCCTCAGACATCGCGCCGAACTCGTCCTCGATGGTGGTCACGTTCAAACGAATCCCGAGACTCGGGTTAGTTGCAGACCACAGCGACCTGTCCGAAACGTCAACATCACCACTAACGGACCACTCGACCCAGGCGAGACGCTTATCTTTGCCGCCCACGCCCGCTGTCCGCATGCGGGTGAACACGTCACCATCCATATTCGGCGCCGGCGGAGTCCCAAGAAGGATCTGCAACGGATCACCAGCCGGAGCACTAGAAATCGTCGGCAACAAAGCGGCCTGCGCATCCTCGCCATACTCCTGCGCCTCGTCACAGACCAAGACATCGACGGTAAAGCCGCGGCCCGATCCTTTTGACCGGGCAATGAACTCAACCGAACCACCGTTATGCAACACGATGGCTTCTTGCCCGTTCGTCTTGCGGATGTCCTTGACCAGCGCAGCCAGTTCCGGGTACTTCCGCTCATTCTCGAAGAACGAGGCGATACGGAGGAACGCCTTGCGGGCAGTTTTTACCTCGTGGGCAGTATGCAGAATCTTCAGACCAAGCTGAGCCATAAAGAATAGTTCGACCATCTCGAGGATGCCGTTCTTGCCGTTCTGCCTGGGCACCGTGATGCCCCAACGACCAGCAGCCCATTTGCCTGTACGGTCACGCCGCATCCACGCGTTCAAAACGTTCAACTGCCACGGATCCGGCTTCAACCCATAAGCCTCAGCTAAAAACGCGCAATCCTCAGCATCAGACGACCGAGTCTTCGGATGATTAGCCACACGAGGTTCCTGGACCCCAACCAGTGCAGCCACAACATCACCTAACCAGTCTTCTTAGCCCTCGCCTCACGACGCTTATTCAACTCATCAAGTGCGGTCATCGGCTTATCCTCAAGCGGCGCCTGAAGCTCCTCGATCTGCAACAGCACATCGCTGAATTGCCGCGAGAGAGCCGCAACATCACGCGACTGCTCAGCAGTATCAATCTCCTGCGCAAGGCGATCACGGAGGGCAATGAGGCCCGCTAAACGACCCTTGGGGGCCTCCTCAGAGAGCGACATCAGACCTCCAAACGTGAAAAACGGAACTCGGGGGGATATTTTTCGCTATGCCGGAGGAGCGAAGACGCGGTGGGGGAGGGGTGGTGTGCCCCTACCATTTCCTCGAAGTTTTCAGTGGTTGGACAACCGTTTTTGGTTTAGGAGCGGCTCGATGACCCTTTGACTGATTGCATTGACGACAAATCGTGATCAGATTATCGACATGGTCTTTTCCACCCATAGACCAAGGGATTATGTGGTCAGGCTCCGCGGATGCAGGTGTTCGCCCGTTCACATAGTCGAGCAACACGTTGCAATGTCTGCAATGAGTCACACCGTTGCGCTTATCACGCCGCAACGCTTGTTCACGCACACGTTTCCACGTCGAAGTTCCTGTGCGTGAAGTAGCCATTGATCCTCCACATAAGTTAAGGGCCGAGCGTCATCACGACGAGTCAGCATGGTCTGCGACAGGCACACCAGCTGAGATAGGTTCCCCTTTCGGTTGTGTTGTCCTATCCATAACCATCCGGGCGTAGCGATACCCATGTGGTTAGCCTGTTGGGGCTCATCAGTCAGTATGGGGTGATGTGAAGAACTAAGCCGGGGATGGCTTACTCGTCATCCTCATCATCATCCCCGCCGACATAGACGATCTCAGC